CTATGATATATATTGTCTACACTCACTAGTCTGGCATTTTACCCTTTATAAGCGCAATCTAATATGGCCCAATATAAGCACCCTGATGAAGAAGATCGATGGTGGAACGAGAAAGCTCTAGCTAAAGGTCTTCTGACTGATACTGCTGATGTAGTTGCCACTGCTGCAGCGTTGCCGTTTAGGACTGCGCAAGAAATTGGTGGTGGTTTGCTAGGCTTGGTTGAGGGTGCAGCATCTGGGTTAACACTTGATAGTGAGTTCCCCTACGTGGGTTACAGTGGAGAAGAGTTTAGCCGGGGTATGGTACGTGGCGGAGATAGGTGGCAAAAGGGTACCGACATGCTATCGACAGAGAAGCATGGCGGCAAGATAGGTGGCGAAACGCAGGGACTCGTACATAAAGGATTTGAGTACGCAGACCTACCTTTTCAGATGTTTAGTGAGGGTATAGAGTCTGGGGCTTTAATGTTGGGAGCCTCTGCTGGTACTGCAGACTGGGCTAAGGATATTGCTTATTGGACAACTAGCTTGGCTGGCCCAAAAGGAATACATAACGCAGCGAAAATGGCAAAGGTTCCTGTTGCAGAGTTAGCAAGACATCTTAAAATATACAGGGATGGCTGGTATACCAGTAAAGCAGGGAGGCCGCTACAAGTTGGTTTTGCAATGCCAACAGAGGCTGCTATGAGCAGGACGGTAGCAGCTTGGTCACCCTATTATGCGGCTTTAACAGAAGCAGGACTTACCCCAACAGCGTCGGCATCCATAGCTAGGGCTACAGCCAATATAGAAAAAACTGGCAAGGTGTCGTCATCAGATGCTCGTATAATATATAATGAAGTAGCCAACCAGTATGGACAATTACTGTTATCTGGAAAGCCAATACCCCAGCACCTACAGGCTGCTGCCAGGCTGGTATTTCCAGGCCAAGCAAAGGTTGCGGTTGCTGCAGACGGATCTATTCCTAACATGAGTGCAGCGCTTTCAAATACTGGATTTGATATATCTCCTGAGATTGCTGACCTGATAACCCCTGTAATGAAAGGTGAGTACAACTGGACTCCGGGTACAGATGTCAATCTGCTTAACAAGATAGAAAGTACAGCTAGCACTGGTCGCATGATGTCTGGGTCGCTTTCAAGATCGGGACTGAGCAAAAGGGTTGATTTAGATGGGACTAATCCAAATTATAAATGGATGGAAGATGACTTAGTAAATCCTGATTGGCCATCGTACAAAACAAAAGGCTCTGAAAAATCTCATAAAGCGAAATTACAGGAAAGCAGCTTTCATGCAATGGAGGCCGCTTGGGACTCCCTGATGACGAAAAGATCGAAGTGGGGGCGGTATGGGGAGTACGGCAGAGGTTATAGGTTTACCGCTGATGACTTTATAGATGAAATAAAGAATGTTAACCGAAAGATTGCTGATGACTACACGGCAGACTTGGCTAAGTGGAAAGAAGCTGGTGGAGCATACAACAGAAAGAAAGTTCCTAGACCACAAGAACCTGTCTTTTTCTCCACTCCATCTAAAGGTGATGGGGTTACAAATATTGCCGATAATGTTGTAAATGTTAAAAACGCAGATGGCTCTTACACGAGTTCTGGACATGTTAGATTTGGCAGCACAGCTAAAACTGGAGACTACCTGTTAGGAACCGTTAGGCAGACACATATACTAAACCCAGAAACAGGGAGAATGTTTAACCTTGCTCACGACCAGTTAGATTTAGGGTCTGGGTGGCAGGGGCTAGAGAATGTTCTTAGGTCAAAGATGCCTGGGGGCAGGGTTGTTTCCCTCACGGGATCAAATATGTCTTTTTCTGATAAGGTTCTTAGCAAGCATAACCTATACTCAAAAAAATCAAAAGGCGATCCAGAATCCTCCAGCTTTCATCACGAGGAATTAGAGATGCTTGGAGAGGGGATCGCTCCCGGTAAAGGTAGATACGGCCCTAAAGAGGAAGAGAGCGTTAAGCAAATGCTTGCAATGCTTTTCCCTCTACAGCAAGTAACAGCTAAAGCAAGACATTATGCAGGACCAGCAGACAAAATACTACGTAGAGGCGCTAGTGGGCATGTCCAAGCAGAGAAAGAGCGCGAAAGAAAAAACAACAGAATGAGGAACTAGTTTATGGGACACTTAAAGCAGCAGAATATGTCGTATGTAGCGCACTTTAGTTTCGCTATGAAACTTGCGTTGCAGATGGTATTGCTTGCTATTGTTAGCGTTGTCCACGCATTTTTTCCATTCATCCTACCAGACACAGTATCACACTCCATAAAGGAGATGGACGGGAAGTTACAAGAGTTAGCAAATGCGAACTGAGAAACAGGAAACATTTATTGAGCAGTATTGTTTAACAGGCAATGCGGCTTCTTCTGCCGAGTTAGCTGGGTACTCATCTCCCAAGCAGAGAGGCTATGAACTTAAAAATAAGTTCTCCTCAGAAATAGAAGAACGTCAAAAGAAGATGCTGCAAGATTGCGTGCCTGCTGCACTATCTCAATTACAGACCCTTGTTGTCAGTGCTGAATCAGAATCCGTGAAACTTGGCGCTATCAAAGATGTATTGGATCGCGCAGGTATGAAGCCAGCAGAACGCATCAAGCAAGAAATATCTCATGTGGAGCAAGCATCTACAGACGAGTTGCGTAGAGAGTTGGAGGCTCTTATCGGTACATCTGATGTAACAAAAGTTACTGGACTCATAAACTAATGCCCATACAGGCGTGTACTTTATCTAGCGGCAAAAAGGGGTGGAAATGGGGAAAATCAGGAAAATGTTATGCGACTAGAGCAGGCGCTGAAAAACAAGCCCAAGCTGCATACTCCAGCGGCTACAAGGAGCGAACTGGAAAAAGTAGTAGAACTAGCAAGAGAGTTAAGACGTAGAGAGCGCTACAACAAGCTAGACTTTTACGACCCATATCCATACCAAGAAAGGTTCCATGAGACAGGGGCAGACGCTAATCAGCGCTTGCTAATGGCTGCAAACAGAATAGGAAAGTCTTACTGTGGAAGTGCTGAGATGGCTTATCACTGTACGGGGCTTTATCCTAAATGGTGGATTGGTCGTAGGTACACGCAACCTATTGTTGCATGGGCAGGTGGTGTATCAAACGAAACTACGAGAGACATTGTACAGTTTGAATTATTGGGTTCCCCTGATGACCCTGAGGCTTTTGGTTCGGGTGCTATACCTAAAAGTTGCATCATAAAGACCGAGCGAAAACCTGGCGTGCCTAACGCAAAGAGCGTGGCGCTAATTAAACATGTTAGTGGGGGGAACTCTTCTTTATTCTTTAAAGCCTACGAGATGGGCGTAGAGAAGTGGCAAGGTAGATCGGTAGACTGCATCTGGCTGGATGAAGAGCCTAGCAGAGAACTATACTCTCAGGCGGTTACTCGTACTCTGGATAGGAAAGGCATGGTCTATATGACCTTTACACCAGAGTCTGGTATGACAGAAACAGTAGCATCATTTATAAACTCATTGCGTCCGGGGCAGTCGTTGACTAACGCTACTTGGGATGATGCCTCAGAAAAGGTTATGAGTAAGGATGGTTCTAGCGGACACCTCAATGAGGCCGTAATGGAACAGATACTATCTTCCTACTCTCCTCACGAGAGGGAGATGCGTAGATACGGTAGACCATCCATTGGTAGTGGACTTGTGTTCCCTATCATGGAAGAGAAGATAATGATAGATCCTATACATATAGAGGATCACTGGCCTCGAATAGCTGGTATAGATTTCGGTTGGGAACATCCAACAGCCGTAATTTGGTCGGCTTGGGATAGGGATAACGACGTGGTGTATATTTATGACTGTCATAGAATGTCGAAAGCAACACCGTCGGTTCATGCTAAAGCTATATGCTCTCGACCCCATTTTATCCCCATTGCTTATCCCCATGATGGCAATAGACGAGACTCTATGGGTAATCCTGGTTTGGCTGATCAGTATCGGAATTTAGGATGCAATATGATGTTGGAACACTTTACCAACCCGCCAGCCCTTGGTGAGAAAAAGGGAGGCAATTCTGTAGAGGAGGGCATCATGTCTCTTCTGCAAAGAATGGACGATGGTAAGTTAAAAGTATTTGCCACGCTTGGAGATTGGTGGGAAGAATTTAGAATGTATCACAGAAAAGAGGGTAAAATTGTTCCTATCAGGGATGACCTCATGTCTGCTACACGGTATTCTGTAATGTCTTTACGGTATGCTGTATCTGGGAAAGACCCGCAGTGGACGAAAGACCTTGAATACAAAAACTACGGAATTATTTAATGGCTGCAAAAGGACTTACAGACGAACAACTACTAGCGCGTATACGTGGTGAAATAACTGACTCACTCGGGTACGGCGACACGATCTCTAAGCAGCGTGAAACTGCTATGGAGTATTACTATGGCTT